TCTGTTCCAGTGAGTAATGCTTATGCTGACCGGATTATGGATAATGAGTTGTGGCAGGTGGCTTTGTATGATGATGGCTCAAGTTATTCGGCGCTGGAACTTATTGCAGATAGGATAAGAGAGGTAATGCATAAAGCTAACGGGATAGGGATTATCGGCACTGTTTATGAGGGCATGGTGCGGCGTTCGGAAGAAGAAGGAGACCGCGTATATAAGGCAATTATTTTGGAATTCAGACTATACACTCAGTGAGGTGAGATATGGGTGAAAAAGCAACAATTTTTCAAACTGTACAGGTGGGAATTGAATCAACTCCAGGTACTGCTGTACCCGCAAATAAGAAAATGCTGGCGACTTCTATTGTGCCGTCGGTAAAGACGGAGGCAGATGCATTCCGAGCGGCAGGGAATAAGTATGCTAGTTTCGTGACGCTAAACAAGGAATGGAGCGAGGCAAGCCTGGAGGGGAAGCTGACGTATAACGAAATTTTGTACTTGCTGGTATCCTTGTTGAGCCAGCCAACACCGGTACAGCAAGGTACGACTACAGCATACAAGTGGACATTTGTCAGTGACACAGATGGCGAGGATGCCGGGAAGACGTTTACGGTGGAGCAGGGAGATGGTAACACGGCTTGGCGGGTTGCAGGGATGCGGGTGAGCGGGCTGGAATTGACGTTCAACCGAGATGAAGTAAGTTTGAGCGGGAGCGCCATAGGGAAAGCGCTGGAAACGGGGGTTACGCTAACCAGCAGTCCGACGAGTATGACGCCAAAACCAGTATTACCGGCGCATTTGAAGTTCTATATGGCAGATACGCAGGCAGGTTTGGCAAGCGCCGATGCGATCACCCGCGGATTTTCACTGGGGTGGAAACTGACCGATAAAATTGGACTTGTGTGGCCGGTTGGACAAGACCCTGTTACTCTGGAAACTGAACCAACATTGGAAGCAACACTGAGTCTTGCAACAGATTCAGTTGGCCTGGGGCTGATCGCAACAATGCGGGCTGGAACAACCAAATGGTTTCGGGTAAAAGCTGAGGGAGACACAATTGAGGACACGTATAAGCATACGTTCCAGATCGATTTCCCGGCGCAGATCAAAGAAGTCGGCGAATTTAGCGATAAGGACGGTCTCTACCTGGTAGAGTATACACTGCAAGGTATCCATGATGGAACATGGGACAAGGCATTCCAGATCGATGTGATTGCGGCTGTGAGTACACTTTAGTTATCAGCTATTGGCTATCAGCAATTTACTGATGACTGATAGCGGATGAATGAGAACTTCTTTTTTGAGGCACAAGATGAAACTTAATGAATTGAAGAAAAAACGCAAAGCTTTGTCTTTGGATACTCAGTATGGTAAGGTGAACATCGAATATTGTCCAGTGGAATACACAGGAGAGGTAGAGAGGATTCTTGCTGAGGGGAAGGACAGACCTATAGCAGCTCTTGTTGAGTTGCTGGGGCGAGTATTGAAGCAGTGGGATATTGAAGATGATGATGGTCAACCTTTACCTGTGACTGAGGAGATACTGATGAAACTGCCTGTTGATTTATTGGCAGCGATAACGGAGAAGATCACGGAGGATATGCGCCCAAAAGCAGTGAATGCGCCAGCCTGAGGCGATGGCTGGCGAGTGAAGGAAAAGTAGGTGAGCCACCATACTGGTATATGGTGATAAGAGCAGCAAGATATCTGGGAACAGCGCCGTGGGAATTGCTTGAACAGCCGGCTTTTTGGATACATGCGGCGCTGGAAGCGGAAGGCGCAGAAGGGAAGGCAGAAGCATGGCGATTAAAGCGGCGGAGTTAAGTGTCGTTATTGGGGCGGATACTAACGGTGCTGTAAGAGGTATGCAGGGGGCCTTGAGTACTATTCAGCAAGCCGGGGCAACTGCGATGGGTTTTTTGGGAACGCAAGTATTTAGTAGTGTTGTTAATGATTTTGCACAGATGGGGGCGGAAGCATTCAATTCGGTCGCCAGCTTTGAAACTCTTGAAATGACAATGCAAACACTGGTGGCGCGGGAACTGCGCAATACAAGCGATGGGGTACTTTCAATGACGGAGGCATTGGCGCAAGCAGGGGGAAAGGCGGATGAGTTATTGGGATGGCTTGAAAAACTGGCAATTCAATCTCCCTATGCAACGGATCAAGTGAGGGCGTCTTTTAAGCAATTATTACAATATAGTTTTCCAATTGAGCAAGCGCAGGGGATGACCCAGGCATTACTAGATATAGGAGCTGGATCGGGGATGACGGCGGAGCAGCTGGGAGCTACTTCGTATGCTTTAGCACAGATCAATTTATCGGATAAGTTATTGATGCTAGATTTACGTCAACTGATGGATGCTGGCGTTGATGTGAACGCTATTTTGGAGGAAATGGGCTATACCCTGGGGGATGTGGGGACAGAATCTATATCGTCGAGTGAATTTATCTCTAAATTTATTGAAGTTGTAAACCGTGATTTCG